ATACAGAACTAAAAGAATATAAAGCCCAATACAAAGTAATCAGACAACTTCGTCTCGATATTTCAAAATATACTCAAGAGAAACGTTTATTAAGATTAAAAGCAGGTAAAGCTTTGTTAGGAGATGTGACTCAAATGAAAGCTTTAGAAAAACGATGTAAAGTTACAAATTAACCAATGGTCGTACGCATTTTTCCTTGAAAATTCATTTCTTGTTTGGAAACTTTATTTTTATCTTGACGCTTTTTAAGATCGGCTTCTTTTTCATTTAGAAATTGTTGTTTGAGACGACGTAGTTTATCCACATCTTGTTTTTTGTTTTGTTCTACCATATTTAGGTCCGTTGGTTTTTCCATAGTGTCTTATGCTATTTATTCAAAGATATCTTTATACCCTTTTTATCTGAAAAATGCTTTATGACTCTCAGGATCAATTTCTTTACGATCGATTGGTTCAAAATCATTTCCATGACAGTTGTATTGACGTGCAATTTCGACATTGTCATAAGTAATTTTACCATCAATGAGACTGATTGTACCATGTTTTTGACATAATCCTAGACGAGTTTCTTTTGTTAATTTATTTGAAAGAAAGTATTTGCAATCAATACATAATTTTAAATCTTTTGCTTCATTTAAACTAACTGTAATAGGCTTAGAATAAATAGGTTTAACAGATGAACTAGGTTCATTCATAGCACGAATGATTCCGGAGCGACGACTCAATGAAAATGCTCTTTGAAACATATTAAGAATATCTAAAAATATAGTTATATCTTTATGTAGAGATGCTTTTATCAAAACATACCATTGGAAACACACGTGTATATGATTTAAAAAGAACGATTAATACAAATCTCATTCAATCGGATTTTAATAAAGTAACATATCCTTATAAGAATCTTTTACGCATTCATTACAAACAAGCGGAACAATTGGTACAGATTCCTTCAAATAAAAATTACCCAGAATTTAAGATGTTGCGTGGTTCAGGAAGTGAAGAAATGGTGATGAGAGCCATGACTTTTTTTATTGAAAAGGCAGAAATTCCAGAAAACACACGTCTTTGGTTAGAAGCGTTTCATATTAATCCTTATGCCTATCTTGAGAAAGAATGGTTTTTTGAAAATTATTCTAAGAAAGCGATTCTATGTGTTCAAAGAGAAAACATCGAATACAGTAAGTTTGAGCTCCGCCCAAAAAGACAAAAAATAAAGGATAAGGAAACATTTAAATGGGATTTTCGTCCAGGAGAAATGGTTTTATTTGATGCGGATGATACCTTTCAACGTTATACGCATATGGATTTTACAACTGAACAAGGTTTTCAAGATTTATTGGTATTTACAACATCTTAATCACGATGAGGCGCATAAATGCCTTGAGCGAATACCGCACCTACACCTAAACCAATAAAGAACATCGTATTGATCCAAGATAGAACCGTAGTTGCAAAGAAGCGCCAATTGACACCTTTAAGACCTTCTACGGCTCCTACACCAATGATGCCACCTGTAATGCATTGAGAAGATGAAGTTGGGAGTCCATATTGAGAAGCAATCATAATTACAAGGGATGTTGCTAATTCAGCGGCAAAGCCTCGTGATGCAGTTATTTTTGAGAGACGTGTTCCAACAGCTTCTGTGACACGGTATCCATAAGTAGCTAAACCAACGACTAAACCAGATGCACCAATCACAATAATCCAAATGGGTGCTTCCGTAGATTTTTCAATTTGATTCGTATTTACAATATGCCAAATACTTGAAAGAGGACCTGCCATATATCCGACTTCACCAGCACCATGTGCAAAGATCACACAAATAGCAGACATCAATTGAAGATATTTAAAGACACCTTCGACTTTTGGATCAAAGAGTTCTGCGTTTGCGTGAATCGAAGCAACGAGTGGATCTTCTTCTACCACTTTATGAATGTCTTGTTCCACACCATTGAGAAGCAGTTGTTTTGTCTTATCAAATATAGAAGATTTCGTTGAGACAGGTGGAGCTTCTACTTCTTGAATGGAGACACCTGCTTCTTCAGCGGTGCATCGTGTTTCAATATGTCGTTTGAGTAAAGGAATACCAATAAAACCTGAAATGGCAGATGAACCACTCGCAATTATGGTTGTGATCCAAGCAGCCTTTGCATCTGTCCAATCGTCTTGATTTTGAAGTGTTTTCTTAGCTCCTTTGGTAAAGACAAAATAGATATTAATCCAAGTGGTTATTAATACAAATAAGGGTAATACATAATAAGATAAACGATAGGCATTTTCACGACGTAATACAAGTTGGCGAGTGCTTACAAAGATGAAAGCAGAAGCAAGTCCAGTTAAAATAGGAGAAACAAACCAAGAAAGAACAATGGGTATAACACCTTTGTAAGGAGGAAATGATTTACCAGAATCATCTGGTATAGCCCATGCAACACCATCTTTACCCGCATAGACAAGAGAAAATCCAATAATACCTCCAATAATTGAATGTGTAGATGAAACATTCCATCCTTTATAAGAAGCAATCGCTAACCAGAGCGTACCAATGAGTAAATTACACATCATTCCATATGCATAAACCATTGGATTTGAAACAAACGTATCAATATTTGCAATACCGCCAGCAATTGTACTTGTACTGACGCGTCCTAAAATCAAAGCACCACCAAATTCAAAAATAGAAGCCAACACTACCGCTTGTTTTAATGTAATTGTTTTTGAACCAACGGATGTACCGAAGGCATTTGCGACATCATTAGCACCTGTACCCCAACCAAATCCAAAAGCACCAAGTGAACCAACAACAAAGATCCAGACATATTCCGAAATCATAGGAGTTTCGTACTAATAGTAAAGAGTATTTCTTTAGGTAGAGAATAGAGAGAACCGATACGTGTATGAGAATCTGGTGAGAAGCGAAGACGATTTCGTAGCATTTTTTCAGCATACATACAAGAAAGTTCAAGATCTTTTAGTTGATCTCTTAGAAGACGAAGTGCGGATATAAAATAGATCGCTTCTTCTTCAGGACGTTGATGAATATCATTTAGTAGATCGATAAAGGTTTGTTTGATTGTAGGACAAAGCCAATCATATTCTTTTAGAGTTGCTTCAATGTTCCATAATTCAGCAGGTTCATCCACCATGATGGCAATGATCGCTTGTTGAATCACGCAACTCATGAGAGAAAAGAGAACGACGTGAGTTTGAACGTGACAATACAATCGGTGAATTTAGATTTGAATAGGAAATTGGGGAATTACGATAGGAAGATAGAATAGGTGTAGAAGGCCGTGACGGTGTACAGCTTGAACACGGTGAATTTTCAGGAGTGATAAGAGATGTTGAAAGATGATTGGATGGAAAATTCATTTTTTCTCGTTTTTTATGAACCATCGAACGAAACGAAGAGGATGGTGTAGGGAGTTTGTTCGGTTGAAAAATAGATGCCATACCAAACATCAGCACGAAACCAAGAAATAGGAAGAACCAAGCTTGCCACATCATTTTAAAGGTTAAAGGATTTAAATAGAAAAATCATTTTTTATGTAAGTATGAGAGGAGTGTATGTATTAGATTTAGAGAGTGATCAATACTTTATAATTTCAGGAAATGGAATGATCGACGTATCCGTTGAGATGAAATTTCAATTAAAACAGATGAATTTAAGCGCAAGTTATGATGGGTCTTATCATTTCTATCCAATTCACGCAAATGAGACAGAATATGAAGCTGAAAAAAGAATTTATTGGATGATGGTAAAAAAATATGGTATTCAATCGGTTTTTGCTCGTAAAGAATTGCTTCAATCCATTGGAAAAGGCACATGGACAACGGATATGGAAATAAAAAAACTAGTACGCGTGGATTCCAATCCATCCATTCAAGAATCTTCTGCAGATAAAGAAATGTTTCAAATATCCATCTAAAAGACCATTAGAGCTTTTATTTTTACAAACGTTTATAGAAACGATTTTGATAAAAAGGAGTTAGGATTTGTATAAAGTTTAATATGAAATAAATACTCTAGTTGCTGTATGCTAGACCGCCCATACCAGACATCACGCGTAGGACGTTGTAAGAGTGGGCATACACGCGAATGCGGTTGGTGGATGAGGCAGTGGTAACAGCTAGGGTAGCGTTATCAATGCGAGACATGTTTAGGGTGCCAGAGGGTTGGTGTTCTTCAGGGCGTAGAGCGAAGGAGTACACGTTGATGTTGGAGATGATTGGCACGTTAGTGTGGTGTTGGAAAGGTTGAACGGTTGAGAAGTAAGCACCAGCGCGAGCGGCAAATCGGTCGTGGCCGTTGAGTTGTAGTTTGGCATCGGTCATGGCTTTAAAGTCTCCGAAGTCATCGTTGGCTGAGTCGCTTAGTACCCACACAAGTTCTTTCACTGGGTGGTTGAAGTTTAGTTTCACGCGGTTAGCAGTGGAAGCAGTGACGGATTCTTCACCAGTGAATTGTAGTTGTTCAATGAGGTATTCGTGGGATAGTTGAGCGAAGCGGCGACGTTCATCGGTATCTAAGAAGATATAGTCCACCCATAGAGAGGCAGAGCTGATAGAGCCAGTGGCGGCAGTGGTGGTACCGGATGAAATAGTACCAGCTTCAGCTAGAGTAGCGAATTCTAGGTTGACTTTGACTTCGTGGTATTGTAGGGCAATGAGGGGTAGAGCTAGACCAGGGTTGCGGCAGAACCAGAATTCTAGAGGAACGTATAGAACTTGGCCGGAAGTAGTGAAGGCAGTCTTGCCAACCATGGTATCAAAACCGGAGCGTTTGCCATAAGGTAGAGATAGTTCGTTCCAGATGAGCATCCATTCACCGTATTGTTTGTCGATGCGTTGGCCACCGATTTCGAGTTCCACGCTCTTGATGATCTTTAGACCAGTGTATTCATCTAGACCAGTCATAGCACCGAAAGTCATAACTAGGTACATACGGTGGATGAGATCACCGTTGCGGCTGATTTGGCAGGTCACGCGGCGACCAAAGTCAGCGGAGCCATTGAAGGTTTGTTCAATCGCTTCCATGGAGAAGTTGGTGTGGCGGCGGTAAACCACTTTGAAGAAAGTGATTTGAGGATTGCCAGTTAGGTAAACGTCTTGAGCGCCGTAAGCAACAAGTTGTAGTAATCCTCCACCCATTTGTTTTGATACCTTATACAAAGAAAAAAATTTTATAGAAACGCATTAGGATTTTTTGGCGAAAAGGAAAAAGAATGGTTCATTTATTTTTATAAATAAATTGTTTATCTAATTGCTGTAAGCTAGACCGCCCATACCAGACATCACGCGTAGAACGTTGTAGTTCACGGCGTAGACGCGGACTTTAGCAGCGAAAGCACCTAGACCACTGTGGCCTAGATTTAGAACAGCAGAGTCGATGCGAGAGAAGTTTAGCGTGCCTGAAGGTTGGTGTTCTTCGGGTTTTAGGGCGAAAGAGTACACATTGATGCCTTCGTTGGTTGGGATGTTGGTGTGGTGTTGGTAAGGTTGAACAAGGTTGAAGTAATCACCAGCGCGTTCAGCAAATCGGTCGTGACCGTTGAGTTGTAGTTTGGCACTGGTAATTAGATTGTTACCAGAAGCTTCCACTTGGTTGTCAGAGTAGTTGAACCAGTCGTTGGAGCTGCTCACGTTAACATCGCGTTGCATGACCCAGACAAGTTCTTTGACGGGGTGGTTGAAGTTGAGTTTCACTTTAGTGCTGGTGCTACTAGCGGCAACGGGTTCTTCACCGGTAAATTGGAGTTGTTCAATCAAGTATTCGTGAGAGAGTTGAGCGAAGCGGCGACGTTCATCGGTATCTAGGAAGATGTAGTCCACCCATAGAGAAGTGGAGCCTAGAGAAACACCTGATGGGCCATCGAATGCACCACTAACTTCGTAGGCACCTAGTTGAGCTAGAGTACGGAATTCTAGGTTGACTTTAACTTCGTGGTATTGTAGGGCGATCAAGGGTAGAGCTAGACCAGGGTTGCGGCAGAACCAGAATTCTAGAGGAACATATAGAGTGGTGGCGGCATCGGTAGCACCGATGCTAGCACCCACCATGGTACGGTAACCTTGGCGTTTGCCATAGTTTAGGGTGAGTTCATTCCAGATGTACATCCAGTCACCGTATTGTTTATCGATGCGTTGGCCGCCAATTTCGAGTTCAACATTGTTGATGAGCGCTAGACCCACATAGTCACACCATTCTTTACCAGTACCTTGAGCAGGTAGAGTGACTTGTAGGTACATGCGGTGGATCAAATCACCGTTGCGGCTGATTTGGCAAGTGACACGTTTGCCGAAGTCAGCAGTGCCATTGAAAGTTTGTTCAATAGCTTCCATAGAGAAGTTGGTGTGGCGGCGGTAAACCACTTTGAAGAAAGTGATTTGTGGGTTGCCAGTTAAGTAAACATCTTGAGCACCGTAAGCAACGAGTTGTAGTAAGCCTCCACCCATTTGTTTTGATACTTTATACAGAGAAAAAAATTTACAACCAACGCATTTTGATTTAAACATACCTAAATTTCAAAAAATAACGTAGATGTTTAAAGAAAAGGTCTCAAAGAAGCGTCAAATATTAAATGATGCTTCTAAGAAAGATTCTTCGACCTTAGATGAAAAACATAAGCAGATGATTATAACCATTCAAGACCATTTGCAAGATAAACAACAGTTGATTGCTTTACAGAGTTCTTACGAAGAAGAAGCTCGACGATATAAAACAGAAATACAAACGCTCTATCAACAAAATTTACAAGATACAGATGCTTATACAATGGCTTGGGACAGTAATATTTATTATTTAGACCAGTTAAGATCCATTAAGCGAAAGATTCAAAATTTATCGGATGAAAAGAAAGAGATTGAATATTATGAAAATACAGGATCGATCTTATTTAATTATTATGAATTGATTCATCAACAAGAAACCACGATACCAACAACAAATGCATTGCCTTCATATCTTTTAACTTCTCAAAAAGTTCCGGCAAAAGGGAGAAAAAAGATGCTTCCGTCTAATCAGAAAAATATTTTGGATGCATTTAAAATGGGCGAGCCTTCTTCATCGACAGAAGGACACTTACCTGAACCAGAAGGAAAACAACAAGATGCGGTAAAAGATAAAATGACATTGGTCAATGATTATCTTCTTGCGATTGACCCAACTCATATGAAACAACTCAATGACTCATTAACAAATCAATGTCAGCGATGTCAAGTAGCGATGAACTGTTTAATTCAAGAAGGAATGATGATTTGTCCAACGTGTGGTTATCAAGAAATCTTATTGATTGAACAAAATCGTCCCATTTATCGACAATCCAACAAAGAAGCTTCTCATTATACCTATAAGCGTATCAATCACTTTAATGAATGGATCAGTCAAATACAAGGAAAAGAAAGCACCGATATACCAGAAGAAGTGTTTGAAAAGATCGTCAATGAGATTAAGAAAGAAAAAATCAAGGACCTTTCCAAACTAACCTATAACAAAATGCGGGAAATTCTAAAGAAATTACACAGTAATAAGTATTATGAACATATTTATTATATTATTTATCGTCTGAATGGTATTCCAGCTCCCAATTTTTCACCGGAAATGGAAGATAAATTAAGAAATATGTTTAAAGAGATTCAATCTCCCTTCTTAAAATATTGTCCATCCACACGAAAGAACTTCTTGTCTTATAGCTATGTGCTTTATAAGTTCTGTCAATTATTGGATAAAGATGAATATTTGAAATATTTCACACTCTTAAAAAGTCGTGAAAAGCTTCACTTACAAGATCAAATATGGAGGAAAATCTGTCAAGAAGTCAATTGGGAGTTTATTCAATCGATTTAGCACTCATTTTTATATTGTTTAACAATATGGATAGCATAATAACAAATATCACCAATCAATTAAATACATTATGTGATAAATATCGTAGCTTACAAGATTATTTTAGTAAGAATGATAGTACCATTTTAAATGATTTAGAATATACAGTCGCAAAACATCACCGAGATTATAATATTGAAGATATTTGTGATACAGATTTTAAAGAACGACAAAATATTGATTTTCTTATGATACATGCTTTTATTCAGCATATGAAGGATGCTATCGGGTTTTATGAATTTTTACAAATGTATCAATTAGATTTTCCTAGATATGAAGCTTTAAGAGAGAAAGCCTATCAATATTATTACAATAATCCAGGAATATTAACACAATATGAAAGAACGAATATTGATTGGAATAAAGTAAAAGAGTATTTAGATAAAAATCAAATGCCTATTACCGATTTTTTTAAACCAGTTTAGTTTTATTTTTTAGATAAAATGAATCAAAAATAATGTTATCCATCTAAGCGCGAACTGGGAAGCCAACTAGGTTAAAACCTAGACCTAGACCGGCACCTTGACGGGCAGAGGTGCTGATGGAGGGGGCAACAAGGTCTAAGATGGAGAACATAGCGGCGGCAGTTAGACCTAGAAGTAGGACTTTGTCCCAAGATAGGGGTTTTTCAGGTAGGATGGCAGCGACAATACCCACCACTAGACCTTCAATGAGGTATTTAACAATACGAGTGAACATTTCTTGGTAGTCGAAAGTATATTCCATTTAGCGTTCTTATATTCTTATCAAAGAAAAAAATTACTTAAAAG